GACAAATATGACCGATCAAAAACCTACCGACATAGCAAAAGAGAAAGAATTTCTTAAAATTAATGATATGTGGAATTGGGTTTTATTTGGCGTGATTCGGGAAGTGGCGGGATAAGGCGTGAAGTATCGGGATGGCTGCCTTGAAGGGATTTTAATGGATTTTTTAGTTTGTGTTTTATTTGGCGTTAATTAAGCCATTCTTGGCTTAATTTGTGTTTTATTTGGCGTATTTTTTTATAATTTAACGCCTGTTTTTGAAAGCCATATTGCTGATATCAACAATATGGCTTTTTTTTGCCTAAAACTTAGATTTCGTGTCCGTACCACCTAACCCTACCGGCTATTTTAACCTCTTTAACCTGCTCCGATCCGATTATACGCTTTTCATAGCGGGGATTATCGCTGATAACAATTAGCGAGCCATCCCAGTCTTGTTGGATGCGCTTTACGATCAGGTGGTGTTCGGTCTGCACTATATAGATAGAGTCATCCTTGATGGCGTCAATGCTGGTGTCTACCAGCAACAGGTCGCCGTCGTGGATGGTGGGTTCCATGCTGTCACCTTTGGCCTTGATAAGGGCGCATTTGCTTATTTGCAGGCCTTTAAAGCGCAGCCAGTCCTTCCTGAAGGCCATTTCACTGGTCTTAAGCTCTTGTTCCACCAGGCTTCCCGCTCCTGCCGAGGCTTCCACATCATAAAACGGAATCATTGAAAAGCGGTCAATATAACCCGATAACTCCTTGATCGCCTCCTCAATGGTGGGCTGTATGAAATTATCTATGGTCATAAGATGCTGAAAAACATAAAATAAATTTTTAGGTATTTCAACGCCTAACTTTTCGGAAAAATTTTTTAAAAATGTTTCTGCAACCGCAAGTTCTTCAATAAGTTTTTTATCCTCAATCTCATCCTCCCTAATTATGGCGGCGCGATCCATTTCAAGCAACATTGGGCCGTGGCCCATCATTAGCCAATTTGCATTGATACCAGCATTAATAAAGCCTTGCAGCGATTTAGCTCCAGGCGGACTAATATCCATCTCATAATTCTGATAAGTGCTAAAAGAGACACCAGATATGGAGCTTGCATCCTTTTGATTAAGGTTTTTAAAGGCTCTCCATTCCTTCAATCTTCCCCCGATAGTCATGACCACAATCGCGTGCCCATTGCGGTCATTTTGGTAATTTCATTGCGGACACGTGACCGCAATGCAAGTCTTTGATATACATATAAAATCATAAAAACTCCATGAATTGTGTTTTTGTCGATTGTGGACATAAAAATTTCTATGTTTTTAGCGTTGACAGCTCCAAAATTTTGGAGTGTAATATAATCACCTTATCAAACATTGCCGAGTAACAAAACATGAGTACAAAACCGCTAAAAAAGGCCAGTACGACCCTCGATAATTCAGAGATCGACTGGCACCCATCACAAGTAAAAGCAGCTTTAAACATGACTGGCTGGACACTGGCATCCTTAGCCGAACACCATAAATTATGTAACGGCTCAGGCCTCACTAAAGCCTTAACGGGCAGTTTTCCTTTGGGTGAAAAGCGTATCGCCGATGCCCTTGGGATGCACCCCAAAGATATTTGGCCCAGTCGATACGAAAAAAATGGCACCCGTAAACTGGTTGGCTACCACGCGATACAGTCTACACGCCGCCGCAACAGCGTCAATGTCAAAATGGCAAAAATGAATAACCATGAAGGCGCGTGATCCGTTGACAGTCGATCTGTTTGACGGCTTTTTTGCCGTGCCGGTGGAGCGTGGCAACAAACCTGGGTCGTTAGATATTGGCGTGGAATTTAGGCACTTGCTCAGCGAGCAAATCAAGGCTTGCCCTAAGTCAAGGCATCAAATCGCGGCGCGGATGAGCGAGTTGGTCGGGCATGAAATCACCAAGCATCAATTGGATAGCTGGACAGCGGAAAGCCGCGAGGGCTGGCGCTTTCCGGCCGAGTATCTACCGGCGCTGGAAATGGCCTTGGAAACGCATGAGGTCTTGGCCTTTCTGGCGGATTTGCGCGGGGCGCGGCTAAGCATCGGACGGGAGGCTTTAGAGGCGCAACTCGGCAAGCTGGAAAATATGAAAGACCAGTTGCGCAAGCAGGAACAGGTATTGAAAAAGCTATTGGGCGAACGGGAATGAACGGGATTAATAAAAACCTGTATGCCGCCGCCGAGGAAATCGCATCGGCGATGAGCAAAAGCCCCAGAGCCATCCGCCGCATGGCGGACAAAGATAACGGCGATTGGGCGTATGCCCCGGAAAAAATCCGGGGCACTGAGAAAAAATGGTTTTTGATCGCCAATCTGCCCAAAGACATCCGCGAAAAAGTCAGCCTGTCGCACATCAACGCCACGCTGAAACTGGATGGTGCAACCAAAGCCTTGGCCGTTGAAAAACTGGCCGAAAATGCCGTGGCAAAACCTGTGGCAACGCAGGTTGACCTGCAAAAGCTTGATGACCGCCAACGCCTGCGGGATGGCTCGCGGCGGCTGATACTGCAATTTGTCGCCACTGCCAAAAGCAACGGAATGGGCATGGAAAAAGCCGTCAAGGCATTAAACGCGGGCTATGCGGACGGCAGCCTAAGCCCGAATTTGCAGCACGCCATCGCCCATTGCAACGACAAAATGAACGATGCGCGATCAGGCAAGCTGTCTTGCAGGTCGGTGCAACGCTGGCAGGAAGCCGCCAATAACAACGGCCATTGCATCCCCAAGAAAACCCGTGTGGAAACGCCGTGGGATGCGGTTTATTGGGTGGCCTTATTCCTGGCCTGTTACCGCAAGCCGCAAAAGCCTAACATGAGGGAAGCCCATGCTGCCTTTGAACAAGCTTGGGCTGAGCAAGGCTTCACCCAAAAATGTCCCAGCTATGATGCGGTTTATCAATTACGCAAGCGTATCCCCAAAGTGATCTTGGAAATGGGCCGCTCGACCGGATCGGAACTGGCTGCCTTAAAACCCTTCATCCGCCGCGATTGGTCGGGCATGAGCAACGAAGTGTGGGTGGGTGATGGTCACAGCTTTAAGGCCAAGGTGCGCCATCCTGAACACGGCTATGCGTTTGCGCCGGAAGTGACGGTGATTATCGACGCGGCGAGCCGGTACATTGTCGGCTGGGCGTTCAGCTTGTCGGAAAACCAGATTGCGGTGTCCGAGGCGTTAGGCCAGGGTATGCTGAAACACGGCAAGCCGCTGATTTATTACAGCGATAACGGTAGCGGCCAGACCGCCAAGACCATTGATCATCCGGCAGGCGGCATGTTGGCCAGGCTGGGCGTGCACCATGAAACCGGCATCCCAGGCAACCCGCAAGGGCGCGGCATTATTGAAGGGCTTTGGGATATTACCGCCATCGCGGTGGCGAAAACATTGCCAACCTTCCAAGGCACGGGCATGGATGGCGAAACGCTCAGGAAGAACACGCAGGCGATCAATAGCGCGAAGAACAAAGGCCTGGTGCCTGAGTTTGTCACGCAGTGGCAAGTGTTTATTGATAAATGTGAAGCTCAATTCGACTGGTACAACACCCAGCATAAGCACAGTGCTTTGGGTGGCAAAACACCTTCCGAGGTCTACCACACCAACTTTGATGAGCGTTGGGGCATCGCCTTGACTGATGACGAGAAAATCAACCTTTACCGTCCGTTTGTAGAACGCATCCCGGCGCGGGGTGAGGTGCGCTGGATCAATAACATTTACTTCCATCAGGCGTTGGCGGAATTGCCCGATAAAACCAAAGTGCGTGTTGCGTATGACCTGCATGATGCCAATCAGGTGTGGATCAGTGATTTACAAGGCCGGTTTATTTGTGAAGCGGTATGGGATGGCAATAAACGTGACGCCTTTCCGGTGTCTTTGAAAGACAAACTGAAAGATGAGCGTATTGACGGTATGGTGAAACGGGCACAAGACAAGATCGACATGGCCCATGCCGAACGCGGCAACCTCATCGACGGTGAAGTGCTGGCACGGGTGCCAGTTATCCCATCCGAGCCGGTGGAGCCGTTAAAACGGGTGATGATCTATGCGGAATTTAACAGTGAGAAAGAACCGCCGCCGATGAGCTATCAAGACACGGTACGGATGTTGAAACAGGCGGGCCAGTAAGCCGCCATTATTAAAAAGGGGAGAAAAGTGAGATGTGGCTACAAATACGTCAATGAGGACGGCACGCATGTGCATTTGGTGTGCAACCGCAACAAGCAATGGTGGCGGCGTGAATTCGCCCCCAGGGAGCCAGCCCGCTGGCAAAAAATAAGCCCGCCAACAATTATTGACGGGCATTTAAGGCAAGGTGGGGATTTTATCAAAGTGGCGGTTTTACAGAACTGCCCCGTTGATTTGCCCCGAAATTAATATCTAACCCATGTGACAGCACGGGTTTTAAAAACACTTTTTAAACAGCAAAAGGATTATACCGAATGAAACTGCACTATGTAAAAACTTCAAACCATAACCTATTTATGGACATGGTGGACGCCGTTGAGAACCGCGCCGCGCGTGAGGCCCGCATCCTGCTGTTGGCGGGGGAACCCGGCACCGGCAAAAGCCGCTGTGTTGACCATTTTGGCGCGGAGCGCTGGGCCATTCATATCGAAGGGATGCCCGGTATTAGTGTGGCGTATTTGCGGGAGTTGTTGGCGAATGAACTGGGTTGTGCTGGCGGTACCAAGTATCAGCAGCAAAAAGCCATCGCCGATGCTTTCGCCTTGCGCAAGCCCACCGTTATTTTGGACGAAGCCCAACATGGGTTGGAGCGTAAAGCCGAATGTATTGAGTATTTGCGCCGCACTTGCGAGCAGGTCGGCAGCCTGTTGGTGCTGGTTTGCCATACCAGTGAGCGGTACCGGTTTGGTGAACAGAAACTGGCGCATATTGCCACGCGGATTAGCGCCTTGGTGGAATTTAGTCCAGCCACCTTTGCTGATTGTGCATTGTATTTAAACGAATTATGCGAGGTGGCGGTAGACGATGGGGTTGCCAAACAAGCGTTAGCCCAGTCCCGCGGCCGCTACCGGCTGCTATCCAATGCCTGCCGAATCCTGGAGGACTTGGCGCGGGCCAAGGGCAAAGCCGCATTAACCGAGGCCGACGTTAAAGGCGTGATGCTGTGCGAGGATGCGATGAGCAGCCTAAATAAGGCGAAACGGGTGAAATGATGCGTAAAGGACAAACCGCCCCGCGCACCCTCACCCAAGGCTTACGCGCTAAGGCTTGGTGGGTATTGCGCAAAAATAGAACGATGACGCTGACCGAACTGCAACTGACGGTCTGCACCGGCAAGGAAAAGAGCGCCGCCAGCAACCTAAGGCGCTGGCTTAACCAATTGGTAGCGGCGGGCTTGATAACCCGAGCCATGGAGCCGGATGGCATCCTGACCAGCAACGGCAGTTATCGCTATACCTTGGTGAATGATTTAGGGGCAAAACCGCCGGTGGTCAGGGTTTCAACCGGCGAGCTATTTGACCCTAACAGCGGGGATTCGACGCCGATAGGGGGGCAATGATGAATGACTTATTAACACTATTTAAAGCCAAACGCGCCGAGATCGGCACGGCTGAACTCGCCGAAGCGATAGGCGCAAAGGATAGTAGCACCGTCCGCATGATCTGCTCTGGCCGCTACCCTAACCCTGAGCATATGTTGCGTAAATTCGCGCAGGTGTTTATCAACGTGGTGCATTGCCCTTACGTTGACAGGGAGATAGGGCGCAATGACTGCGACCACCGGTCATCAGGGCCTAGGCCGTTTGGCGGGCAATCTAAATTAGCCTGGTGGGAAGCCTGCCAGACGTGTAGCAATCGACGAGTGAGGTGATTATGGCGACTGAAGTGGATATGCACGATATTGCCGCCTTGGCGGGGCTGTCGATAGCAACGGTTAAGACCTGGCCTTGGTTTTATAAAAACTTTCCACCGGCCACGAAAACGGGCGGAAAAAATCAGTATTTATATAACCGCGCCGAGGTTATCGCGTTTATTAACGAGCATAAAAAACGGCGGAGAAAGACCTATACAGCCGCCAATCCGCAGATTGACTTGACGTTGGCCCGACAATTTTTAACAGGAACACGGCCATGAAGCCAAAAAAACACGCGCATTACCCCGATATGCAAGCCATGCGCAGGCGCTCGAACCTGGTCTGCATGGCGATACAAAAGCTGGCCTGGCATGGCATTGACATCATCAGCGTGGATCTGACTAAAGACGATACGGTGATTGAAGTGGCTAACTGTCCCAGCGTAATGGCCTTGCGGGGTGAATCGACCGGTCAGGGTTGTACGCAACAGCACCGGAAGTATGTACAAAAACGGACGCAGGTCTGCGGTTGCCTTGTGATCTGGAGCGAATTGATATGAAACGAAAAAGTGATTTATTACGCGCCTGTGAACAGCGGTTGATCCTGGAATCAGTCAATGACTGGCTGGATAGCATAAAACTGGCGTATTTGGTTTGGCAGAACCGCCGGACGGCAAAAAAACTGGCTCGCCGGAGGATGTTATGAGCCTGGAGAACTACGGCATGCGCTGCTTTTTGGTAACGATGGCCGTGATAGCCCTGGTGATGATCGGCTGTTTTTGCCTGGAATCCTATTTAATGAAACATGACCCACAGGAGCATGACGACAATGACTAATAATAACGCTGTACCCCCAATTATCCCCACCGGCTACCGCGCCGACAGCTATGGCCGTCTGGTACCGGAACCGACCATTAACCCCATCGACCTGCTGCGCGACGATACCGTGCGCCGGATTATCAAAAATGCGGCCGAGACCCAAGACGCCATGCGGACGTTTAAGCGCCAGGCGATGGACGACATCAGCACATTTTTAAGCATCGCCGCCGACCAGTACAACGTCAAGATGGGCGGGCGCAAGGGCAATCTCAGCCTGGTCAGTTTCGACGGCCGCTATAAAGTGCTGGTGGCGGTGTCCGACAGCCTGAATTTTGACGAGCGTTTGCAAATCGCCAAGCAGCTGGTGGATGAGTGCATCCATGAATGGGCCAAGGACAGCAACGACAATATCCGGGCGTTGGTTGAACACGCCTTCCAGACCGATAAGCAGGGCAACATCAATACGGGCCGTATCTTTAGTTTGATGCGCTTGAAGATTGACGACGCCAAGTGGGAGCAGGCCATGCAGGCATTGAAAGACTCGATCCAGGTGACCGCCACCAGCCAGTATTTGCGGCTATATGAGCGGATTAAGGATACGGATAAATATCAACAGATTGCTTTGGATATTGCGGGGCTGTAATGACTAAACGGCACTATCAACGCCCCATGACCACCGGCCAACGCAACGGGGCGCTGGCTAAAATCCACTTGGCTAAAAAGCAGCTGGGCATGGATGACGACACCTACCGCGCCATGCTGCAAGCCGTGGCCGGGGTAGCGTCCAGCAAAGACCTGACAGAGCGCGGCATTAACAGCGTACTGGCGCATTTGCAAAAGGTGGGGGCCGTCTTTACCACCGCCCCCAAACGCGCCGGTAAGCCGCCGAATAACCTGAACAGCCAAGCCGACAAAGCTAAACAACTAGAGAAGATCGGCGCGTTATTGGCGGACATGCAACTGCCCTGGGATTATGCCTTGGGCATTGCCCGGCAAATGTACCAAAAACAAGCCCTAGAGTTTTGCAGCTCGCGTGAGCTGATCGGCATCACCACGGCTTTGGTTAAAAAACAGCAGAAACAGGAGGGCTAACATGGCCGACGACGCAGACCAAGCCCAGGCATTGGACGAAATGCGCCTTAAAACCAGCCTGTACCGCAGCCGCAAGGATGAACCACAGGCCGAAGCTATCGGCGTTTGCCTGTACTGCGAGGAACCCATCACCGAAGCCGGTCGACGTTGGTGCAATGCCGAATGCCGGGACGGGTGGGAGAGCGAAAACAGATGAGCAAAAAACGCTTTGTGCAAGCCGTTATCGCCCGCAGCCTGCCAGCTAAAGACAAGCGGCAGGCCGCGCTTAAGTATGCCGAGGATTTGTGGGCTTGGCTGACTATTCAAGGTTATGGCGATGACAAACCCAGCCGGCCGCGTGACGGCAAAGACTGGTACAACGCGCTGGATGCCCGACAGCGCAAGTGGTTTGAAGGTTTCTGGCAAGCCTTCGGCCACAAACGCGGCCGCGAAAACGCCGCCATGCGCTGGCAGCAACTGGGTGTTAAAACCGATGCCGAATATCAGCAAATTATCGATGCCGCCAGCGCGGAAGCCAGGCGCGAACTCGCCCCAGGGCAGGTTAGAAAAATGGCCGAAGGCTGGCTTAATGAAAAACGTTATCTGGACTTTGCCCCAACCACACAGGCGATCAAAAACCAACAAAACCATGTGTTAAGCCGCCTGTTGGGTGAGCTGAACGGCATCAAAAAATTGTACGAACAAAGCGGCGATGATGCGCTGTTACCGCAGATAGAAAAGCTGGAAAACGCCATCAAGGCCGCCAGGCAACCCAAACAGGTGTAACCATGAGCATACCTAACAACGATTTGCTTAAATTGCTACCCAAACGCACGGCGGAACTGGCGGACGTTATCGGTCTGGCCGCCGCGTTAAAATTGGTGGAACGCCACGGCGGCCGGCATATCTGGGTGCCTAAAAATGCCAGCGCAAACCATTGGCTGACGGAACTGGTCGGTATGGAGGCACTGGAAAAGATCTGCGCCTATTATGGCTACAGCCAACTGGAAATAGACCGTTGCGCCGCCTTGGTTAGGGCCATTAAAAACCAAACCATCCTCGCCGAATTCAATGCCGGCCTGACCAACGGCCAGCTGGCGCTCAAATACAACACCAGCGAGCGCAACATCAGGCTAATCAAGAACAAAACGGGGCAAACCAAACCCATTGCCAATTATGATTTGTTTGCCGATTTGTTGTGATGGCCATTATTAAGATTGATTTCACCAAGCCCAACCTGTGGGCTTGGCCGTGATGGTCCCTGACCCGGAAGATGAACGATTTCGGGTCGCCCAGGTTAAATGGTGGGCAGTGTGCAGGTTGGGGTGACGTAAGGAACCCCAACGCATCGGAGCCGCCAAATGTTGGGGTTCGCACACTCACCCCAACCTACGCGCTATACTTCAGGTTTTGCAACCAACATTAAGGGGTAGGATGTGAGTATTAAACTTGAAAGCGGGGCTAATTTTTCCCTGGCTGCCATAACACCAGAAACCAACCAATTCATTATTGGCCTGGATTGGCAAAGCCAGGCGCAAACTCATCATGAATTTGACATAGACGGCAGTTGTTTTTTACTGGACGGCAATAACGTGGTGACAGGCAATCACGATTTTATTTTTTACAACCAGCCGCAAAGCGCCAACAACGCCGTTTGCCTGTTGGATAGCCCCGTCAAGGATAGCAAAACCGGGTTTTTGGTGGACTTATCACAACTGCCCGCAGCCATAGGCCGCATCGTGTTTTGTCTGACTTTGCATAATGCCGAAGAGAAACAGCACCGCTTTGGCTTGTTCGATTGGGTTGGCTTGGCCGTCATCAATCCGATAACGCAAGAAACCATCGCCGATTTTCGCTGTGCCAACCAACTGGACAAGGAAACCGCCATTTTGGTCGGCGAATTTTACCGCCACAACCAACAATGGAAGTTTAAGGCCATAGGTCAAGGTTATAACAATGGGTTGGCGGCGTTGGCCAAAAATTTTGGGGTGGATATTAGTGATGAAGCGGAAAATACCGTAAATATTACCCAGAAAAAATTTGACCTAAATATCGAGAAAATACTGGAGAATTGGGAAACCTACCATGCGGTTAGGGAAATAATAGCCAATGCGCTAGACGAACAGCTTTTGACCAATACCCGTGATATTGAGATTATCAAACAGTGCGGATCATGGGTGATAAGGGATTTTGGGCGGGGACTAAGGTATACCCATCTGACCCAAAATGAAAACCAAGAAAAGCTGGATAATGGGCATGTGATAGGCAAGTTTGGTATTGGCCTAAAAGATGCGCTGGCTACTTTTGACCGCCGTAACATTTCTGTTGTCATTTCGTCGGCTCATAACATTATCACTACGTCTAAATCATCAAAACAAGATTTTCAGGATATTGTCACCTTACATGCCATTATTGATGAGTCACAGGACAGGAACTTTATCGGTACAAAAGTTGAATTGATTGGCTTGTCTGACAGCGACATAGATTCAGCTAAAAAACTGTTCTTGCGCTTTTCAGGTGAGGCCATTGCCGAGACAACAAGGCATGGTCAGGTCATCAATAAAACCAGTAATAACGGTAACATTTATATCAATGGCGTTAAGGTGTCTGACGAAGACAATTTTTTGTTCAGTTACAACATTACCGCCTTAAGCGCACCGATCAAAAAAGCGTTGAATAGGGAACGGACACATGTAGGCAGAACCGCTTATGCTGACTCGGTAAAAAAAATATTGTTGTCATCATCAGGCAAGCCGGTCGCCGAACGGCTGGCAGCCGACCTTAAAAATATAACAATGGGTACGGCACATGATGAATTGGCTTGGATTGATGTCCAAGAGCATTCAGTAAAGATTCTCAACCAGCAGGGCAAGTACCTGTTTGTGACAGCTTTTGAGGCTATGCAGCACACGGATATGATGGATCAGGCCAGAAATAGCGGCCATGAAATTATTACCATTCCAGAAAACTTAAAGTTAAAAATACAAGGGTCAACTGACCTGTCTGGCAACCAGATTATGGACATTGGACAGTTTGTTGACAATTACAATGACAGTTTTGAATTTAATTTCATAACAGATAGGGATATGACCAGTAGGGAAAAAGCCGTTTATCAACTGACACCCGAAATTATCAGGCTATTTGGCGGAATGCCTAATAATGTCGCCGCCGTAAAAATATCGACTACGATGCAAACGGATTTTTTTTCAGGTAATGAGGCATTAGGCTGCTGGGATGAAAGAACCCAATCAATTGTTATCTCAAAAAAAATGTTAAGGTCTATAGCCGATTATGCGGGTGTGCTGGTTCATGAGCTGGTACATGCCAAAACGGGCTATTACGACGTGACACGACCTTTTGAAACGGCCTTGACTGAGCAAATCGGCAGGCTTTGCGAGCAAGCCTTAAAGTCTGGCGGGGCTGGAAAGCCTTGGTATAACGCCTTGTTTGGTTGATTGGCCTTGTTTGAAAATTTGACAAATGGAAAATCGAAGGCTACTCTGATTGTGCGCTGGCAAAATCCAGCGCACGGGATTGGCATCTCGGTTTTTCAAAGGCGTATAAATGCGCCGCTTCATTGCGGTTTTTTTATGCGCGTCGCTTTACCCTATCCGTTATGGCAGGGTGGGCGGGGGAGTCGCAAGACTCGCCAGACCTTTGACTGGTATGCCAACCCCGTTCATCCTGCCGCCCTGGATTGGCATCTTGGGAGGCAGGTT